ATGACTGCGGCGATCTCCGCGTTGGGCTGGTTGCCGTCGAAGCCCCGCCCGCGGGTGTAAGCCTTGGCCATCGTCGTGATGATCGGGACGATGGCGGCGGTTCCACCCGCGAGTAGGGCGTCTACCTCGGGGCTTGTCATTAGGCGTCGGTCAGGACAATGACGGCCTCGGGGTGCAGCAAGCCGAGGTCGTAGCGAGTGACCACGCGGATGCCGATCTGGTCATAGTCGGCATACCGCTCACTGAGGATGGTCACCGACGGGGCCAGATCGCGGGCGATGGCGATCTGGCTGGTGTCGGCCAGGACCGCCTTTCCGACCTTCAGCTTGTTGGTCACCGTCACGGGGATGCCGAACAGCCGGTACGTCGGCCCAGAGGTGACGTCGGACTCCAGCAGGTACTTCTTGGAGTCTGTGGCCTCTTTCAGCTTGCGCAGGGCGATGAAGTCGGCGCCGTTGACGAACCACCGGTTGGGAACGACCTCAGCCGCGGATGCCTTCGCGATGGCGTCCAACAGGCTGTCGGCGTTGGTGACGTCGAGTTCGGCGGTCTGCACTCCGGATTGGTTGATCAGGCCCTTGATGCCATATGCGGCTTCGCCTTCGGTTGTCGTGGACACAGTGGCCCCGATGGCGTCGAGCTGGTCGACGGCGGTGGCGGCGAGCGCGCCGGCGAAGGTGACGGTGTAAGGGCCGCCGTTGGAGCCGGCCACGGTGGCGTTGCCTGATCCGATGGTGGACAAGCCCTGCAGCGCGGTCTGTAGCGCCGATGCGGCGGCGTTGTAGGCGACGTCGGCGGTTGCGCCGCGGAAGCCGATGGTGAAGTTGCCACTGCCGACCGTGACGGTGACGACCTGGACCTCGTTGGTTGCCTGTCCCTTGCCGGCGAGCAGGGCGGTGTCGAGCTTGTCGGAGACGACCTTGACGAGCCGGTTCTTGAGCGTGGCGTCAATGCCGATGACGGCCTGGCGCGCCAGCTCGCGGCTGTAGCGTTCGATGACCTTGATGCTCTTGCGCTCGGTCGGCATCAGGACCACTTCATCGAAGGTGGTGTCGTGATCGCTGGGGATCAGCTCGTTCTCACCGACGAACCCCACGGTGGAGGACTTGGTGAGCTTCGGGATGCGCAACACCCCGGAGGTGTCGAAAATCCGCGGCCCGGAGGACAGGACGACGGAGGCGGCTTCGAGGGGCTGCACGAGCAGCGAGGAAACTTGCTCGGCCAGCAACTGAGGATTGGCCGCGGCGGATTCAACCATGATGAATGTCCTTGCGTGACAGCAACTGTGTCACGGCGTGACACAGTTCGATGGATTCGGGGAACCCGTGTCACCAGGACAACGATAGGGCCGGCCACCAGGACCGACCCCACCAGTCTAGCGTCTCGAGCAGTGGCTACGTAGTACCAAGTGAGTTGAGGGTGCCGGCCACAAGGGCGTGTGCGCGCGCCAGCTTGAGCAGGTACTCAGCCTTGGAGCCCTTGACGTCGTCGAGAATCGCCAGGCGTTCTCCGATGGCTTTGAACAATGCCGCTGCGGTCTCATCTTGTACGTCTGCTGCAGCCATTTGGGGTCCTTTCGGGTCTACTGTGCTTGCTGCCGCAGGATTGCGGCCAAATCGACGGTATGTGATGCCCCTGACATTCCCTGCCCGATGTCGCCAGTGGGGCGACGGTTGATCAGGTGTGGCTTGCGTGCCAACAAATCTTCAACCGCGGCTGAAAGTTTGTCCGGGTCGTCGAGGTGGTCGGCATTGAACGGCAGATCAGTGGGGTCGGCCAGGCGGCCGGTGGCCCTGACCAACTCGGTGTGGAGCCGCTGTGCGTACTGCTCGCCCTGTTGGGCCCGTTGCCGGTATTTGCCGTTCTCCTGGCGCAGTTCCTCAACGTAGGACCGCGGAAAGGTGTCAGGCTCGTCGTCGGGGTCGTCGATGTCGTGTCCATCGGCTTGCATTGCCTTCACAACGGCCTCGTAGTCCTCGGGGGTGGGTTCCTCGACGGTTTCGTCAATCGGTGATTCCTGCTGCTCGGTCACGCTCTAATCTCCTTGTGTACATTGTGGATTCGATGTTCTCGGCGAGAACAACGTTCGGTGTGCAGTTACACCCCTTGTGCGATTGGAAAGGGTGCTCCTTGGGCCAGATTCGGCCTTCTCGCCACCACCACCGGCACAGCTGGCAGGGGTCGGCGTCCATCTGCCTCGTCCACCCCTCAACTAAGGGCTGTTGCTGTATGGCGGCGATGGTGGCGTTCTGGGCGGCTTCCAGCGGTTCCGAGCGGGCCAGCCGTTCGATCCGCATCTGTTCGGCGGAGGTCGGTGACAACGTGTCACTCGCTTCGGGAAGTAACGAATTTTCATCACTTTCAAGGATGGTGTCCACGGCCTTCTCCAAGCGTTCGGTGGCGTCGGTCGGTGTAATTCCTGTTGGCGGCGTGGGGATTCCGGTGGCCTGCTCGATTTGCAGTGACAGCCCGATATCAGCTAGTGATACCGCTGCGGCGTTCGCAGTGTTGACTACTGCGGTGATGAGCGAAACTGCTTGTTCGCGCGCAATTCGTCCGGCCTGGTATGCGGTGTACACCGAGAGTGCTTGCGCTTGAGCCGCGGCCGCGAGCGCCTCGGTGCTGGCCTGGTAATTCTCGACGCTGGTGGTCACGCTGCGGGCCTCGGCTCATCAGGTGTCCGGCCGCCGGACAGCAGGCTGATTCCGGCGGTGTCGAGAGCTTCAGCCCTTCGGGCGACACGGATTTGGGCGATGTCGTCGTCGGAATAGCCCAGCTTGGCCAGCGCATATGAGGCGGGCAGCAGGTTGGCCTGGTACAGCTTGACGACGGCGTCAGCCTCTTGGGCCACGGATCGGGTTGCGGCGTCGGCCCATTGGACGCGGGCCTCGAGTTGCAGTGGGTCGCGGCCGTCGCGCACCGCCAGCATCAGTTTGGCGACTTGCTCCCATGCGCGCCCGAAGGTGGCTTGGCGGGCTTCCGCGCGGGCGGTCAGGCTGGCTTCCGCTGCCCGGAGTGCATCGGCGGAGGCGGGATTATCCGTGAAGACACCGACATAGTGCGCGGGCAGTGTGGACACGGCCATGCTCTGGCCCAGGATGACCCGCACCGATGCCTCGTAGCCGGTGAGGTCGGCGGCGTCGAGCTGGCCGAACTTTGCTCCGTCTTGTTCGGCGATCATCGCCCGGTTGCCCTCGGGGATAGGGTTGACCTCGGCCATGACGGGTTGGTCATCGTCGTCGAGGACCGGGTTGCCGTCGTCGTCGAGCACGGGTTCCTCGGTGAGTTCGATGCCGGTGGCCCAGCGCCTTGGCCGGCCAACGTATTCGGAGGTAACCATCATGTCCGCCAAGCTCTTATTCAGCGCGTCCACTAACGGCTTGAGGTCGTCGATCTCGCTGCAGCCACGCTCGCCAAGGATCAGGTCGGCGTTGCGGATGTTCACCACGGGAACCACGCCCAGCGGGTTGGCCAACTGGCCCACCAGGCTGTAGCCCTGAGTAGTGGCCCCGGTGGCGTTCGCCCGGAAGTGAGAGATCTGGTCCGGCTCATACAGCATGACTTCGGTGGTGGTCTTGGTTTCCCACCGCTTGGCGGCCGCGACGATCTGCCGGGTCCCGGGGTCGTACTGGGCGACAACCTGTTTCGCGGATTCGATGGTGACCTTCGGGCGCCCGAGCTTGTCGGCCCAGACGATCACATACGAGTCGCCGAGCAGCAGGGCTTCGCGGTGCGCGACACCGGAGAGCTGGTCGAGGTCGTTGCGGATCCAGTCGGGCCACAGGTCGGCGGCGTCTTCGGAGAATCCGGTGATGCGTAGCCGCTCGGCCAGCGCGGTGACCGCCAGCCGCGGAACATTGGAGGCCATTCTGCCGAAGCGTTGCCCGAGAGCGGTTTTCGCTTCCGGGGACAGGAATGCCAACGGTTGCTCGCCTCGGTAGTAGAGGTTCAGTTCGTTGTAGCGTCCGGCGGGCTCGTCCAGGCGCTGCATCAGGTTGGTCAATACGGGGTTGTCGGTCATGAGGCGAAACTCCTTGTTCTCTTACGCTTTCCATTGGTTTGATGCCAGGCGGCACGGTCAAAGGCGACGATCGCGGCCACCGCGGCGTCGATCTTGCGGGGAGATCCCCGTTTGTCTTTGGAGACGAGATCTCCCATTGCGGTGGTCTTGGCAACGCAGTGCGCGACGTGCGCGGCCAGCCGCTTATCGCCGTCATGGGAAACTGCGCGGTCGACCACGGCCTGATACAGCCGGTCAGTAGCCGGCGCCATCCGCTGGGCGTGCGCGGTGTTCCACTCCACCACTCGTTTCTCCCCGTGGCGCTGAGCCCACGACTCGATCTCCGAACGCCAACCCCACGGGTCGCACGCCAGCTCGGCGACGTCGTACTTAGCGAATGCAGCGTCGATCGCGTGGCCCACCGTGTCGCGCGGGACGCGCCAGCGCGGATCGCCAGGGTTCTCCCACAACCCCTCCACCCACAAATGTCCGTCGAGGGTGCAGCCGACCAGGGCGGTGGAGTCGCCTGAAGCCGACCCGTCGAAAGCGAGCACGACTCTTTCACCGCGGCGCACAGACCGGGCCACTTCGCAGGTTTCCCAGAGTCCCCAGGGCAGCCAGGACTCCACCCCGGTCACCCACTGGCCCAACCGGAGCTGCCGGAACACCGGCTCGCGTAGGGTGCGGCGCGCGGCCTCCAATCCATCGGCGGACAGGAACGGCCGCCGGCACGCCATCGCCGGGTTCGCGATCAACTGCGCCTTGCGGTCAGTCGTCTCACACCCATCCGGGGCGCAGAACTCCTTGAGGTAGAACGCGGGATCATCGCCGCAGCGGCCGTGCTCCACCAGACGCCACATCACTGAATCCGGGCTCGCGGCCGGCGTCGAGATCGCCAGGGTCAGCGACTCCGGGCGCTTCCCGGTCACCGACGTGACGGCTTCCCACACTTCCTCGGTCACCACGTGCAGCTCGTCGACGATCAACAGCGACGGGTCGTGACCGTGCAGCGCACCCGGCTCGGCCGGCAGCGGCAACAGCGTGGCATCGTTCTCCGGCAAGTAAAGCCGGTCGGCATAGACCTGGACCCGCTCGGCGAGCACCGGATTCAGTTCGACCATGCGCCGGGCCATCCGCATCACGATCATCGCCTGACGCAAATCAGACGCCACCGCAAGCACCTCAGCGGAATCCGGGCCTACGAACAGCTCGGCAAGGCCCAGCGCGGCCGCCAACGCGGACTTGCCGTTGCCACGCGGGATAGACACCAGAGCAGTGCGAATACCGGAGGCGAACGAACCGCGGACGATCTCCCGCTGAAACGGGCGCAGCGCGAACGGCTCCTTGGCGCCCACCCCCTTCGGAGTGACCAGGTACTCCCGAATGAACCGTTCACGTCGCGGGGCGCGGCCCGCCGGCCACCGCCCGAATGACAGGGGTTCGACGGTGATCGAGCCCTTGGGGCCAGCTTTCACGTCACCACCGCCGGGGTGTGTAACCCGAACTCTGCCTTGACCGGAGGGTGCGGGCGGGAGTGGTTGGGGGCTGCCCCCCTGGCCGTGCCGCGGTCGCGGTTGCAGTCGCCGCAGCAAACGTCGA